GTTGCTGCGCTGCCGCCGCAGCCTGTCTTGACAGTGTGATCTCCTGCTCCAACTGATCGTTGATCTCTCGCAACCCGGCCACCTGGCGGTTGTACGCCGCCTCTGCCGCCTGGGCGTCGCCGTTTCGCGTGATGCGGATACGCTCGAGCGTGGAGAGGAGGCTCTGTGCCTCCTGGGCCGCCTGCCGCTGCTGGCCGACGAGCGCCGCCACGCCGCCGCCCTGTATCTGATCCGGCGACAGCGACGCCGCCTGCTGCTGAAGTGCCGCGGCGCGGGCAGCTTGCTGGACGAATCCAGGCTGCTGGAAACGGAGTTCCTGCCCCGACGCCAGGCTGCCGGCCGTCTGGCCCGCCTCTCGCAGGCGAGTCGCGGCCTGTGCGACGCGGTTGATCCTCGCCTCGAGGTTGGCAAAGTCACGCTCGCTCACCCTGGCGCCGCTGCCGAGAGATACGCGGAGCTGCTCGGCGGCCTTCTGCGCTGACTCGAGGGCTGGGGCGAAGTTCCTCTGCACCTGCGCCGACAGGCCGGCAAAGTCCTTCGCGGCCTGCGACACCGGCTTGGCAATCCGTTCGGCGGCCTCGGCAAACTGCCGGATCGCCTGAACCTCCTGCTGGTTGACGAGTTTGAGATTCTGCCCGACGCCCAACTTGAGCGCCCGCTGCAACTTCTGCAACGGCGTCAAGATGTTGTCGAACTCTTTGCCAGCGCGGCTCGTGGCGCCGGAGATGGTGCTCTGAATCTTCCTCGCGAACTGAGTGACGTCCTTGGCGCCGTTACTCAGGCCGCGGGACAGCCCCTTGGAGTCTGCCGTCAGGATCGCCGAGATTTTGCCGAGATACCCGCGACGGCTCATCGTCTCATCCTTGAGGCTGCTTCAACTTCATCAGTTCCGTCAGCATCGACTCATGCGATTGCTTCGGTCGCTTCTGTGCCGGGATGAACACATCCTCGTCAGGCACTCGCTTGTAGTTGCCCGACGCGGCCATGATCGTCCTGCATATCCTCGCCGTCTGCTGCCAACTGTTCCCCAGCGGCCACCGCTGCTGGTACGCGAACCACTCCGACAGCTCCTGCGAGTCGACCGTCTCGAGCAACTCTCGCACCGACCGGCCCAGCGCCAAGGCTAGGTCGAAGTAGAACTTTCGCTCGGGGCGGTCGGTGAATCGTTTCCCAGCGTCTCCACCGCGCTGTCGGTGAAGGCGTTGTGCTGCCACGCCTTGTCGAACAGGCGGTTGATCACGACGCTGGACTTGTCGCCAAGGGCGTCGATGTCGGCGTCACCGAAGAGCCGCTCGCCGTTGTCGTCGGCCAGCGTCATCACGAGGAAGCGGACGCGGAACGCCTTCATCTTCTGCTCGCTGTACGCCTCCTCGAATCGATCACGCTCCGTCCCGCTGATGGTGCGGATATGGACGTCGCCGCCCCACTCGGGGACCGGGACCGCCTCAGACAACTTGACGTCCTTCGCCGCCAGAATCTTCGCCTTGCTCAGAGCCATGAATCACGTTCCTTGGTAATCAGTGACACGAAACTTCGCAGAACCACGAACAACATCGCCAACGCGAGCCTCCACGTTGGCAGACTCAAGAATCACTCGCGCAGCCACGCTCCATCGCGGGGACGCAAATACCAGGGGTCCGACGCCGCGAACCGCCTGCGTGATGTCGGAGGACGACGTCACGATGAAGTCGACGGAGATGCTGGCGCCGCTCCATTCGCCAGTCGGGACGAGCACGCTTGCGCCGGGAGCGTCAACCACAGAGGTCATATCCACGACCTCTGCGGTTGGCGTCTCGACATTGACTCCGACGACCGCACCTGAGAATGTGGCGCGGGAGCCAATGAACGTAAATGTCGCCCCGTGGGCTGCGAATCCCGCCATCGCTTACGCGACTCGGAACGTCGCACTCCCGCTGACAAGGGCGCCGACGGAGCCGCCGATCGAGGACGACGCGATCGTCGCGTTGCCGCTGAACGAGAGCGGGCCGGAGATCGACAGGCTGCCCGACACGCCGGCGGTGAGGATCGTCGTCGAGATGTAGTCGATCTGCACCTCACGGTCGGTGGCAAAGCCGCCGACGTACTCCCGGCGGCCGTTCGGGGCGATGCCCAGGTGGCTGCCGTCGATGAGGTCTTGCGTGTCATTGACCTGGACCGAGGTGACGGTGAGGTTCGAGCCGCCGAACGAGAACGTCAGTCCCTGTGCCGAAACGCCTGCCATGAGTCGCGCCTCCTTGCGCCGATGTCGTGACCTGTAGGGTTAGTCGGCGGCTTCCTGCCACCTGATCTGGTACAACTGCCGGACCTCGTAAGCCGGCGGGAGTTGTGCTCCCACGGCCGTCGGGTCCAAGAAGTCGTCAGTCTCGCTGACGAGCCTCATATCTTGGATTGTAGCCCCGGCAGCGGTGCCGGTGTTGCCATCCAGCGCAAGCCGGACGGCGTCCCCCAACTCCCGGGCGGCGTCGTGGGTGAGCGCCCAAGAGGCGATCTGGATCGAGAGGAGGGGCATGAACATCGGCCCGGCCAGGCTGGCCTCGCGGATGATGTTCTGCCGCTTGTAGACCACGAACGGGAAGCCGGCCGACTTCGGTACGGCGATCGGGTAGACGTTGAACCCGACGAGCCTGGCGACCTGTGGGGAGGTCGTCAGCCGGTAGTAGACGTAGTCCTCTGGCTTCGTGATCACTGAAGCTCCTCGATGTAGTTCCGCATGTTCGCGATCAGCGCGGCCAGGACGGCCGAGGAGTTCTCGGAGATCGTCCTCTCCATCGGGTGCTTCGCCGGCATCGGGCGGTACGTCTCGCCAGGATGAAGCGTGACCGGCCGCTGCTTTCCGCCGCCCTTCGGCGTCCAGAAGTCATGGTCGCCGCCGCTGCCGGCCTTCGCCTGCCTGGTCCGCTCGTTCTTCGACCCCATGAGGAAGTAGTATCCGCGGCTCATGCTGGCGAACTGCTTGTCGTTGAACGTGCCGGCCCGGTTCATCTTCCCATTGATCATCTGGTGGACGTTGATGTAGGTGCGACGGCCCTGCGTGCCGGGGCGGCGGGGGCCAGTCCCGAACTCGACCAGCCAGGCATGGTTGCCGCTCCCCATATCTGGGTCGGCCCCGACCGCGCCGGTGACTCGCGGGCCGGTGATGGCGACCGTCGCACCGTCGTACTGCCGGATTCGCGTCGCGATGGACTTGGAGAGGTTGTCGGTGACGTTGTTGATCTTGGAGCGGTAGCCCTTGACCAGAATCTCCGACGCCCTCTTGACGGCCTTCGCGCGGAGTTGCCCCGGGTCTCGCTGCGCCCGCAGGGCCATCAGCTCCAGCTCCTTGGCGATCTCTCGAGCGCCGGCGGTCTGGATGCTGACGAATCCCTCGACGATCTGCCGGGCCGATCGGCCGCCGAAGTCGCGCGGCTGTGTTGCGTCGATCTGGATCGCCATCACTGCACCTCGCGGGCCAGGATTTCCAGGGCCGTGCGGCTGTCTCGCTCCACGACGGCGGCGATCTCCATCGTCCGGCCGCGCCACACCAGCCTGTTCAGGTGCGTGACGTCGCTCCGGTAGCGGATGCGGAGTCGGTGCGTCGCGATCACGTTCGCCTGCTGGGCCTGGAGGATGTCCCGGCTCGACAGGCCATTGACGCTCCCCCATACAGTCGCCACGGTCGTATCCCAGTCCATGACCGTCTCGCCAGACGGCTTCCGTACCTCCGTCTGGGCCTTGATCGCCACGCGCTCCCGCATCTGGCCGATGATCACGCCACGGTCCCTTCGCCCACGAGGACGATGTCGTAGGCCGCGCCGCTCGAGCCGGCGACCGTCACGCCGGCCGCCGTCATCCCGGCCGCCGACGGGTCACACTGGGCCGCAGCCGCCCCGGGGGCCACCGACACCCCTCCAGCCGGAAACGGGCCGCCAGCGAACGACAGGGTCGCGGTTCCCGAATTGCGAACAAACCAGCCCTTCACGGCCGTCATCGTCACCGTCGCCGGCGAGCCGCCGCGCGAGTCGGCGAGGGCCGACAAGAGCAGCGTCTCAGAAGACCCGGCCAGCGTGCGTCGGCCGCTCCAAGCCACCTGGGCCTGGTTGGCGGCCGTGCCGTCGGATAGCGTCACCGAGTACGTCGCCGGCGTCACCCGGATGGACCGGGAGATGTCGGCGTCGGCCGTTTCGTGGGCCACAATCGACAGGTTGATCTGTGCGGAGAGTGCCATCGGTCAGGTTCCCATGACGTAGATTTCGTACTGCTGCCCGGCCGTGCCGCCGACCCGAAGGATGCTCCCGCCGGACGTCGTGGCGAAGCCGGCCGAGTTCGGGCAGGAGAGAAGGAACGCCCCGCCCTCGCGGATCGGGTAGCCGCGGAGCGTCAACGCCCCAAGGTTGATCAGCGGCGAGAAGTTCCACGACGTAACGTCCTGCCGGAAGACGCTGAACTGGCTCCCCGTCCAGCCGGCCGACAGGGCGATCTGGCTAGTGGACGACAGGTTCTTCAAGCAGAGCAGCTTCACCGTCCCGACGCCGATCGCTGAGAAGTCGATCTCGTCGATTCCAGAGGTGAACGTCCGGCGGTCGCTCCACACCGTCGCGCAGTCGCCGACATCGAAGAAGAATGACAGCGGGTGGTCGTCGATGGACGCAGTCAGGCCGCTCGTCGTCGCCGACCTAGCCTTCACCCGTGCCTCCACCGTCGCCGTCAGGCTCATCGGTATCCACCCCACCCGGAGGCAGCCAAGAGCGTGTCGAACGTCTGCGGGACCGGGAGCACCTGGCTGAAGCCGGTGACCACGGGCTGCCGCATCTCGAACCAGTGGGCCACGAGGAGCAGGAGCAGACCCTTGATCGTGCTCGGCACGCTCGCGCCGCTGGCCCCGTAGCCGGCCTCCCAGCGGACGACGACGCTGTTCTCGTCTCCTCGTACCGCCGGCCAGACGCCCTCGTAGACCGGGTAGATGCGGCCGGGCGTGGCGT